TAATGTTGAACTTACTTGTAGTTCTATTCCAAATAATATTAAATATGCACAATATGAATTGGCAAGATTATTAGCAAACGATACAGATGCAATGACAGGTGTATCTGGTACAGAGGGCAATATATCTGAAGTAAAATTAGGAGATATACAGGTAAAATATAATTCACAAAGTCAAGGTGTAGGTACTACAAATAATGTTTTAGACAAATATCCACAATTACAAAGTTATCTTGGAGCATATATTTTAGGTGGATCTGGTAGTTATCAAACTAGGGTGGTAAGGGGATAATGGCAGGTCAACTTGATTCATTATTAAAGAGTGTTGCTAAAGATATAGTTTCTACTTTAGGAAACTCTTTAGATACAACTATTACTTATACAAAGAAAGGAATTTCTATGTATAACATAGATAAAGGAGAGAACATAACTATAGATACGACTTATTCAAATTTAAAAGTTCCCATAGAGTTTATCAGGTCTACTGAAACTGATGGTAGAGAAAGAAGAGAGGCAAAGATATATATTACACCTGATTTGATAGGAGATAATCAACCAACTTTTGATGATGAAGTTATAATAACTTATGCTGGATCTACAAGAGTTGGACAAATAATTAATATAGATACAAAACAGGGTGGGCAGACTTATCTGTTTACTTTATTGGTGAGGTTGTAATGGCTAAAGGTAAAAATATCAAAAATGCACCATCTGATTTAAATAGTAATTTAGAAAGAGATTTTAATGATTTTATACGAGGAGTATTGTTTGATTTATCTAGAAGAGAAGATCCGATAAGCCCTATTGATACTGGATTTTTTGCTTCAAGTTGGACAGCTAGTACGCAAAGACCCAGACCAGATCAGGCAAGAGAAGATAATCCTCCGTGGAGTAAAATAGAACCTTCGTATGAAGGTAGGCCAGCACCTGCTTCATTTGTTGAACTTAGATTTGCAAATAAAATAAAATATAATTTTAAACTTTTTTCTAAAGTCTACATAGGAAATAGATCAGAGTATGCTGCAAGTGCTTTAGGTTCTCCAAGAAGTAAAATTCCTCAATATATTCAAGGACAACTTGGACCACTTGTAAATGCAATATTTACAGAGAAAAAAGCTAAGATTGCCATTGGAGCTAGTAAGTTTAAAGGTGGTCAAGGTGGTATTGGACAATTCGCTGATCCAGATAGAGAATTTGTTGATTACACTAATTTATGACTTTAGTTAACACCAGAGCAGCTTTTGAAAAAGCAGTAACAGATGCAGTTGCAGACGTAGATCCAACTGTAGAAATGATCTATGACAACATGGTTTACAAGACACCTGGTAAGACTAAAAAATACATAATCATGTCAATAGATTTTGCACAGGCAACATTACAAACTCATGGCGTAGGTTCTGATTTTTATTCAGGTGTAATTCAATGTAATGTTTATGTTCCAAGAGGAAAGGGTAGTGCTGTTTTGTCTAAATTAGGAGAGGCAGTAATTAATGGACTCACCTCTGTTAATGCTTCTGATTATACTGATACTTTTAGTTGTAAGCCCAGAGTTTTAGATATTGTTGGTCCTGCACCTATTGTTTTAGATGATTCTGCACACTTTCTTGGCTTAATATCTTGCCAATTCACAGCAAATGCGTAGTATAGTAATGTAATATTACTTTTATATATGACTAGAGCAGTTGATCTTTTAAAAAACAAATTTGGAGTTTCTCAACTTTACAAACATGATGTAAAACAAAAAGATGAAATTATTTTAAGTATTTATTGGCATCCACTAACTATTGCTGAAAGAGAGGCAATCCAAAAAAAGACAAATAGTAATGATGCTAATGATTATGCTTTGCAAATGATGATTGAAAAAGCATTAGATAAAGAAGGAGGAAAACTTTTTCAAGATGGTGACAAGGCTTCATTAAGAAGAGAAATAGAAGCATCTATTCTGGAAGAAATACAATTAGCAATGATAAGTGCTGGTGCTGATAAGGAGGTTAAAGAGGCTAAAGCCGATTTAAAAAGCTAATAAAGATTGGCAATTCATCTATGGATTAGCAAAGCAGTTACATAAAACTGTAGCTGAACTATGTGAAACTTTAACTGTTGAAGAAATGATAGGTTGGGCTGCTTTCGCAGAGATTGAAAATGAAGAATACGAAAAACAAAAAGAACAAGCACAAAGAAGTAGTGCTTTAAAAGGCAAAAGAAGGTAATATAGAGAAAATGTTTTAACTTTTATAGTAAGTGGCTAATTATATTGTTGATATTACCGTTGCTTTAAAAGGTAGCGAAAAAGTAACTAAATTTAATAAGCAATTAGAAACTACTTCAAAACAAATACAAGCTGTAAATGAACTTGTAAAAGTACAAGAAGCATTAGTTGGAGGTTTAGTAAAAAGTTTTGACAACTTAAGTTCAAATTTAGCCAAAGCAAAAAGTAATTTTAACGCTGTTGCTTCTGGCACACGATTGCAAGAAAAAGCTGCAAGGCAATTAATTAGGGCAGAAAAAGATTTAAATAAAGAATATCGAGAACGTGATACACTTTTGCAAAGGTTAAGAGGTACAGGTGCAATGCCTTTACCTGGTTCTGGTGTTGGTTCAGATCCAGTTGCAAAATCTATTGCAAGAAGAAGAAGAAAATTAATGAGAGGTGCAAATCAATATGGTGGTCCTATAGGGCCAGGAGAGGCTGTTTCTGCAAACTTAAGTTCTAAATTACCTCCGAGATCCGATGTTTTTCTTTCTTCTGTGTTACCTCCTAGATCTCCATTACCGCCTCGATCATCAATAGAACCTGGTCAAAGTTTATTTGGACAAAGTGTAAATATTGAAAAGTCATTAAGAGAAAGAATGGCTATACAGGATAAATTATTCCAGATGGAGATTGGTCAGACAGAAGCAGCAAAAGAAAGAACAAGACAACTCAATAAACAAAATACTGAGTTGAGAAGAATGAAGGTAGAAAATCAACAATCATTATATGCCAATACATTTACTCAATATACTGGACCAATAGGACCAGGAATGGCATCTCCAATAAATCCACAAGCCACCATAAATGAACGCATAGAAGAACAAAAAAGAATACAAAGAAGTCAAGATAGATTACTAAGAGTGCAAAGAGGGCGAGATTTTCAAAATAGAATGGGTCAAGCAAGATCTAATGCAATTATTGGTGGTGCATTTCCTTTGTTATTTGGACAAGGTTTAGGTGCATCAGCTTTTGGTGCTCTTGGTGGTTTTGAAGGTGGTAGAAGAGGTGGGCAAATGGGCTTTGCGTTATCACTTCTTGGTACAGTTGTAGGTGCTCAATTTGATAAGTTAGCTCAATCAGCTAGACAGTTAGGAGAGGCACTAAGAAATCCAATAAAAAACATGGATATGCTTGTGACAAAGATGGGTCAAGCTAATACACCTTTTGGAGATACAGTTGAGACATTAAAGAGTTTAGGATTAGAGGCAGTAGCAGCAGGTGCAGTATTAGATAATTTTAATAAAACATTTGGAACTAATAAAACATCATTAGCTCAATTAGGAGAAGAATCTATAAGGTTTACGAATGAATTAGCAAAATTAGGAACAGGAATAACTTTATTTGTAGCTGGACCTTTAACATTTTTCTTAGAAAAAATAAATGCAGCATTAGGTTTTCAAACTGTGGATGAGATTAGAGATAAAGCAAGAGCACAAGCTATAAAAGAAAAAAGAGTTGAACTTGGGGTTTTAAGGCCAGATGGTTCAAGAGGACTAGGGTTTGCATTTAAACAATTATTTGAACCCACAATTAGAAATATGCCTGATGTTAAACAGAGATCATTTGAATTATTTGAGCAGGAAATGAATAAAGCAGGGTTAGGTGGTCAAGAAGGAACAAGAGATTTTTCAAATGAAAATTTACAAAGATTAATTAAAGAAAGAAGAGATTTTGAATTATCTACTATGAGAGATCAATTATTCATACAACAGCAAAGTCTTACAATGAGCAGCGAAGATTTAGATGTTTTAAAAAGAAGAACGGATCTTTTAAAAATAGAGGAAAAATTAAAAGTCAAAGGATTAGTAGATACAAAAATAATGACTGATGAGCAGAAAAGAGCACATGAATTTGCAATACAGAAGTTAGAAATTGAAAGAGAAATAAGCCAAGAATTATTAAATCAATCAATAATTATGGCTGATCCTATGCAAGCTGCATTAATTGATTTGAATAAACAAATGGAAAAATTTGAAGATTTAAGATACCAAACAGTAGAGTTTGCTAAAGCATTTGGAAGTGCTTTTGAAGAATCATTTAAAGGAATAGTAAAAGGAACAATGAGTGTTCAAGAATCATTTAGAAATATGTTTATGCGTATAGCAGATCATTTCTTAGATATGGCTGCACAGATGATGGCTGCACAAATGTCAAAAGGAATTATTGGATTTATTGGTAATATCTTTGGTGGTGTTGAAACTGATGTTTTTGCAGGTTTTAATCGAGGACCAACTGATCCAAATAGTCTTACGATGAACAGCTTTGCTAATGGTGGTAGACCTCCTGTTGGTAGACCTTCATTAGTAGGAGAAAGAGGTCCAGAACTTTTTGTTCCTAATAGTGCAGGTACTATAATTCCAAATCATGAGTTAGGTGGTAGCACAACAAATATAGTAGTAAACGTAGATGCTACTGGATCATCTGTTGAAGGTAACGAAGATCAAGGTAGAGAACTTGGTCGACTTATTTCGGCTGCGGTACAATCTGAAATAATACAACAACAAAGACCTGGAGGTTTACTTGCATAATGGCAACCTTTAATGACGGGCAAGTTGGAACATCTACAGGAGGAACGACTCCTAGATATGGACAAAGAAAAAGCTCCGCACCACTAACTCGTACTATTCGTTTTGCTGATGGTTATGAACACCGTTTACTTTTTGGACTCGCAGAACATCAAAACCCAAAAATATTTAATTTTATTTTTGAAGTTTCGCAAGCAGATGCAGTAAAAATTGAAGATTTTTTTGACGAAAGAGCATTAAAAAGTGAAAGTTTTGATTTTACACCACCAGGAGAATCTAGTTCTTCAAGATTTGTATGCGAAAAATGGTCTAAATCTATTCCTTTTTTAGACAGGGCAAGTATACAGGCTACATTTAGAGAAGTTTTTGAACCATCATAATGTCACTTACTGAATATCCAAGATTACCTAATCAATCAGTATTTACAGATTTACAAAAGATAAATCCTACTGCAATTATTGAATTGTTTGAATTACAGTTATTAGAAGGTATAAATTATCCTACTGGTAATCCTCAAAATATAGATACTATTTATAGATTTCATGCTGGATCTAGTTTAAATGCAAATGGAGAAATTGTATTTGGTGGTAATTCATATCTCAGATATCCAGTAGAAGCTTCGGGGTTTAAATTTCAAAAAGGACAACTACCTCGACCAAAAATAGTAGTTAGTAATAAAGGTAGTTTTATGTCTACTATCCTTCTTGACATCAATAAATTTACAACAGGTAATGATCTCACTGGTGCAAAGTTAACAAGAATTAGAACTCTTGCTAGGTTTATTGATGCAATAAATTTTCCAGCTGTTCAAACTGTAACTGGAACAACAACTCAAACTGTGGCAGACCCATCTGATGTAGAAACTGTCACATATACTGTCACAGTCGTGCAAGACTCAAATAATGTCAATGTTTTTGCTATAAACGGGACTCAAAAACCAGTAATAACAATGAAACGTGGTTCAACTTATATTTTTGATCAATCTCATAGTTCAAATGCAGGGCATCCTTTAAGAATTACATCTGATGCTAGTGGTTTTCAAAGTGTTGAAACTACTGGCACTTTAGGTATTGATGCAGCTGTAACTTACCAGCCTGTTTATCCTTCAGCACCAAACGACTTGAGATATTATTGTACTACTCATGGAAATGCAATGGGTAATACTATAACAATGAACAATCCGAATACAGTGACGCAGACAGTTGATGTAACAACTACAGCAAGAACAAACCCATTTGGAACTCCTGACCCTAATGCAGAATTTCCAAGAGAAGTTTATTATGTGGATCGTAAATCAATAGAAAATAGAGAAATTGTTGAATTTGAGCTTGCTGCACCTACAGATTTGGCTGGAGTAAGATTACCAAAACGTCAATGCACTCGTAAACTATTCCCTGCTATTGGTACTTTTAATTAACAATGACTTGGAAATATAAAGCATTACTTCACGCTCAACAAGAAGATCCAAAAGAATCTTGCGGTTTATTACTCAATATCAAAGGAAAACAAAGATATCATCCTTGTCGTAACTTATCTATGACAGATCATCAATGTTTTATTATCGACCCAGAAGATTATGTGAAGGCAGATAATTTAGGTGATATTGTTGCTGTTGTTCATAGCCATCCTTTAACTCCACCAAGTCCAAGTCAAGCAGATAAAGTTAGTTGCGAGGCTAGTGGATTACCGTGGTATATAGTCAATCCAAATACTGAGCAATGGGGATATTTAGAGCCTTGTGGGTATGAAGCACCTTTATTGGGTCGGCAGTGGGTATGGGGAGTAACAGACTGTTGGAGTTTAGTTAGAGATTGGTATAAGGAAAATAAAAATATAGAATTAAGAGATTGGGATAGACCTATTACACCAGAAGAGTTTTTAGAGAATCCTTTATTTGAACAATGTGCATGGAGAACAGGTTTTAGAAAATTAAGATACGATGAAAGATTAGAAAATGGAGATGTTTTAGCAATGTCTATTTTAGGAAATGGTTTAAATCATGTGGCAATTTTTATAAATGGGGATGTTTTGCATCATTTAACCGATAGACTATCTTGTATAGAGCCTTATTCTGAATGGTTACAAAAATGTACAGGAGCTAGGTATCGTTATGTTTCGTAAAATAAAACTATATGGAAAACTTGCAAAGTTTGTAGGGGCAGATGAATTTGAGGCTAATGTAGCTAGTGTCGGATCAGCTATTCGATTTTTATTATGTAACTTTCCAGAAGTAGAGCAATATATGAACCCTAATTATTATCAAGTAAAAGTTGGTAATTATGATATCAGTGAAAGTGAAATAAATTATCCCGTTGGACAGGAAGATATACATTTTATACCAGTAATATCTGGATCTGGTGGTTTTGGAAAGGCATTGCTTGGTGCTGCAATGATTGGTTTAGCTTTTGCTACAGGAGGTATAACATCTTTCACTCTTGCCGAAGGATTAACTGGCACATTTTTAGCTAAAACGGCAGTATACTTAGGAGCTTCATTAGTACTAAGTGGTGTTGCTGAAATGCTTTTTCCTCTGCCAGATATTTCTGATTTTAAATCTGAAGATGATCCATCTATATCTTTTAATTTTTCTGGTATTACAAATACGTCAAGAGCAGGTGTTCCAGTTCCTGTTATTTACGGAGAAGTATTTACAGGTTCAGTTGTAATATCAGCAGCTTTGGATACTGCTCAAGTAGATGTGGATGATGACTAATGACTGAAAATAATAATATTATTAGAGGTGCTGGTGGTGGTCGTAACAGAAAAAAACCTTTTGTACAAAAAGATAATCTACATAGCAGACAATTTTTTACTGTTCAAGATTTAATATCCGAAGGAGAGATAGAAGGATTTGCGACACCATCAAAAGCTAATATTTCAACAAGCAGTGATAGTTATAAAAATGCTGCTCTAAAAGATATATTTCTTGATGATACTCCGATATTAAATGAAGTAGCCAGTAATAGTAATCCAGCAAATAAACATTTTAATTTTCAAGAAACCAAATTTAAGTTTAGATTTGGTACGTCAAATCAATCAAAAATGGGAGGGATTGCAAATTCAATTAGATCCCCAATTAGTGTAGGTACTGTAGTTACAAATGCAGATGGAGATTCTGCTGGTGCAGTAGCTGGAGCAGTTACACAAAGAATTGAAGATAACAACCCAAATGATAACCCTGACGCTGTAATAGTTACATTGACATGGCAGCAATTACAAAAGTTTGAAGATGATGGTGATATTAGAGGATTAACTGTTAACTATAGGATTCAAACAAAAAGTGCTAATCAAAGTAATTTTGTAACAAGAGTGGACACAAAAGTCAAAGGTAGGACTGCTGACCCTTATGCAAAAGATCATAGAATCTCTTTACGTAATGCTACCTTTCCTGTTGATGTAAGAGTTTTACGGGATACAAAAGATGGTGTTTTAGGTAAGAAAAATAGTATATTTAATTTTACGGCTATACAAGAAGTTTTTGATGATCAGAGTAGACATTTAGATTTAGCTTATTTTGCTTTGCGTGTAGATAGTAAAGAATTTAGTAATATACCAGTTCGTAAATATCGAGTAAGAGGTATAAAAGTAAAAATACCAGCATCAAACAGCAGTGGAACAATAACAATAGATAGAGCTACTGGTAGAGTTAAATATCCCAATAATTACGTCTTTGATGGAAGCATGGGTGCAGCAGCATGGACAACGTGTCCTGCTTTAATTTTATTAGACTTATTAATTAACAGAAGGTATGGATTAGGAGATCATCTTGCTCCAGATCAATCAACTGATGCAACTACATATAGTAATGTTGATTTGTACAGTTTTATTACCGCTTCAAAATATGCGAACGAATTAGTACCTGACGGATTTGGAAATGAAGAAGCTAGATTTAGTTGTAATGTCAATATAAACAGTAGTAATGAAGCCTTCAATCTAATCAATGAATTATCAGGTGTAATGAGATGTATGCCTATATGGTCAGCAGGTTCTTTAAGTGTTACTCAGGATAAACCTTTAAATCCAAGTTATTTATTTAACTTGTCAAACGTAGGCGAAGAAGGATTTAGCTACGAAGGAAGTAGCTTAAAAACCAGACATAGTGTTGTTTCGGTTGCTTACATGAATATGGATTCAGCAGAAATAGATTTTGAAATAGTGGAGGCTGATGAAGATACAAAAAATCGTTTAGGTGTAACAGTAAAGAAAATAAAAGCTTTTGCTTGTACTTCTCGTGGTCAGGCAAGAAGATTAGGTAAGGCAGTTTTATTTGCTCAACAAAATGAATCAGAAGTAGTTACTTTTTCAACGTCAATAGATGCAGGAATTGTTGTAAGACCTGGTATGGTCATATCAATAAATGATCCCGTAAGAGCAGGTTCTAGAAGGGGAGGTCGAGTTGTTTCTGCAACAACCACCACTGTTACTGTTGATGGAGCTACTTCTAATAATTTACCTTCTCTAAACGATCAACCAAAATTAAGTGTGGTCTTACCGACTGGAGCAGTGGAAGAATCTGACATAGTTGATTATAGTTCAGATCTTAAAACAATTACTGTTAACTCTTTATATCCCTTTTCTGTTGCACCAAACCCTAATTCTCCTTTTGTTATATCAAGTAATTCATTGAAGACGCAGTTATACAGAGTTATTCAAATAGAAGAATTAGAACAATCTAGATATGCTATAAGTGCTTTGTCTTATGTAGAAGGAAAATATGACTTTATAGAACGTGACGATCCATTACCAGTAAGAAATATAACTAATTTATTTGAGAATGTTAATGCACCTACTGGTCTTATAGCTCAAGAGCAAACTGTAGCTATAAATGGTGTTGCAAGAAGTAAATTAATCTTAACTTGGAAAGAACCTAGTAGAACATTAGTTTCACAAACTGGTCAAACGGTAGAAGTTGCACAGGGTGTTAACCAGTATCAAGTAAGTTATAGATTTGTTACTGGTGAAGAGGATGCAGATAACTTTACAACTCAAATAGTTTTTTCTAATGATATTGAAATTATGGATAGTAAACCAGGTTTTTACGAGGTGCGAATAACTGGTTTTAATCCAAATTTACAGTTATCTAATCTAAGTCTTGAAGAAACAGTTACTACAATTGGAAAAACAGGTATTCCAGATAATGTACAAAATTTAACTGTTGAACCAATAAATGAACAATTTGCAAGACTACAGTTTGATCAGACTACAAGTTTAGATGTTTTACATGGTGGTCGAGTTTATGTAAGACACACGGACAAGACAGGAGTGCAAGCAACTTTTCAATCCTCTCAAGATATTATTGAAGCCGTTGCTGGAAGTAATAACTCTGTGATAGCACCAGCTTTACCTGGAACGTACCTTGTTAAATTCCAAGATGATGGAGGTAATTTTAGTGCTCAAGAGGCAAAAGCTGAATTAAACTTAGTCGATATTATAGATTCGATAACAGTTAAGACTGACAGAGAAGATTTAGATACTCCACCATATAACAATACAACCAGTAGTTTGTTTACTAATACAGTGTATGACGAAACTAAGGGAGGTTTAACTCTAAGTAATCCAGCTACAAATGCAACTGGAACTTACGATTTTAAAGATACATTAGATTTAGGTGGTGTATTTTCTCTTACTTTAAAAAGACATTTTAGCGGTGAAGGTTTTTATGTTAGTGATTTGTTTGATAACAGGACAGAATTAATAAACACTTGGACTGATTTTGATGGTGCTACTGCAAATGAAGCAAATGCAAAGATAGCTGTTAGGGTTACAAGTGCTGCTCCTAGTGGTTCAACTTATGCAGATTCAGATTTCACTGGAAAACCATTTAATGATTTTTCAAACGGTACTTTTAAGGGAAGGGGATTCCAATTTAGAATTACATTAAAGACAACAGACGTAGCTCAGAATATGAATTTACAACAAGCAGGATATGATGCGTCTATGCCTTCAAGATCAGAACAATCAAATAAAATTACATCAGGATCAGGTGCAAAAACTGTAACATTTACAAAACCGTTTTTTACTGGCACAGCAGTTTTAACAGCTTTAGGCTTTACTGTTCCAAAACCCTCTATAACTATCTCTCCTTTTGGGATGGGAATAGGTGATTATTATGAACTATTTGAAAACAATATTACTGGCACTGGATTTATAATTCATTTTAAAAACTCAAGTGGTGCTAGTATAAGCAAAGATTTTACCTACACTGCTGTTGGTTTTGGCAAAGGAGGTTAACATGAAGAAAAGGAGTAATTAATCGTGCCGTCAGTATCAAATTACAACATTGAAAATGCTTCTGGAGCGAATGTCAGATCAGATATCAACAATGTGCTAGAAGCAATTCAATCTAATAATTCACAAGGCACTGACTTAGTTGCTACTCAATGTCTTGCTGGTATGTGGTTTTACCACACTGGAGATCAGGAAATACAAATAAGAAACTCAGCAAATAATGATTTCACGGTTGTTGGAAAAATTAATGAAGATAATTTAGGTTTGCTTCCTAAAGCAGGAGGAACTCTTACAGGGGTTTTAAAGATTGATGGTACTGCAAGTGCAACTGCACCACCTTTAAGTTTTAATGGCGATCCAGATTTAGGTTTATTTAGGAAGGCTGCTAATCAATTAGGATTTGCTTGTGCTGGAGCAGAACAGCTATTTATGGATCAAGATGGTATAACTTTAAATAATCAGAACGAATTAAGATTTTCAGAGCCTACTACAGCAGGTAGTCAATATGTAGGATTTAAAGCACCTGATACTCTTGCTGGTAATGTTGTTTGGAAACTGCCTAATGCTGATACTACCGTTAATGGATATGCTTTAATTTCTGACGGTAATGGAAACTTGAGTTGGGGTCAAGCTGGTTCTGGTGCTCAAGGTGGTGCAGCAAATAAAATATTTTGGGAAAATGACCAAACCGTTACAGCTAACTATACAATTTCAAATGGTCAAAATGCTGGAAGTTTTGGACCTATAACTATACAAAGCGGAGTAACAGTAACAGTTGGTGATGGGGAAACGTGGTCAATCGTTTAAGATGCTATATAATAAAAATATCATTTA